GCTAGCAATATCTTTATCCATATATAAGATTATATTTTCTTATATATGCTTTTCAACTGTTTAATTTGCTCTAAAAGATGTAACACATTGGTAACTTCTATGGTATCTGTTTGGATTGTTAGTGGGTAGTTTAATTGCGTATCAATACGTATACCTTCTACGTCGCACTCTGGTGTAACCATATCATCTACAAAGTCATATAACCCTTGACTCTTGAGATTTTTATAATGATAATCAACTAATGGTTTTGTTGTCTCTACCACAACATTAGCATCTGCCATCATTGTTAGATATCTAAAGTATAGCCCTTCATTTGTGGTTAAATCAGCTATAATAATTAAGTTCACATAATTATTTATTGATAAAAAAAGCCCCTTACGGGGCTTTTTAAAAAGGTGGGTGAGAGGATTTTCTGGTTACCTCCAACTTTCAGTTAGGCAAGATGCAGTTTCATCTTTTAAACCTACTTGTGCCCCGCATTATACACTTAATAGTCAGTCGACCCTCCATGTAAGTCAGCAGTCCCTTTAACACTCTTGCTTAAAATGTTTATTCAGGCACACCCGGGTTGGGCTAGCTAGGCCCATTTACAAATAATTGCAGCTCTAAACTTTATATGTTTTAATATATTCTTCTTTCTTCCTGCGAGGTACATCTACTTCGAGGACTCCGTCAATATAAGAAAATTTAATCTTATTTAGATCAAACTCTCTTCCTACTGAGAACGACCTATTATAGGTTTGTTCTTTTTCTCCATCGTGAGCCTTTACTTTGCGTTTTGCTTTAATATAGACTTCACGTTGGTCTGTGTCTGTAGAAAGATCTAGATCATCTTTCGTAACTCCAGGTAGATCAATTTGTACACTAAGTGTATCTTCATCCGATGAAAATCGAACTTGATCTCCTGTTTTATATACTTCTTCCAGCTGGTGGAAGACTGGTGTCAGATTGAAAAAACCATCAAAGGCTCTTTCGATTTCTGCGATTGGGTTGTGTGTGTATTTAGTTAGTTTCATAGTAAAATTATTTATAACACAAGCCGGTTTTTAGCAGCAAGAACTACTACCGCAAGCATCAACAGGTGCACAAGACTCTGGTGGTGCTGTAGTTGATGGTGCTACCTCTTCGTCGTCATCAAAAAGCTTGATTACTTCTGGCTCTTGACCTGTACCTTGCTGCGGCTGCTGAATTGGAGGTTGTGGGTTATTAATGTTCTCGTATTGTGTAATAATGCGCTCATCTAGCTCTACATCAGAAACACTAATCGAGGATTTTGCAAACGTCCAATTATTCTTGTCTTTGTCTTTAAGAAATTCCATAAAGATATAAGGGAAAGATTGCACTTGGAGTTGCCCGGTTGCTTGATCGGGTTGAACGTGAATAATCACAGGGTTAAAAAGAGTAATACTATCTTTAGTCTCCTTTTCAACCTTACCAACTACAGTTCTACCAATATGATCAACGATGGTTTTAATTTGTTTGTCTGCCATATATATATTTTATATAAAAGTTATAAATTGCAACTGTTTAACTAAAAAGATCAAATAATTCTACTTGAACATTTTCCGCAGGTTTACGAATCTTCCATCCTACGCAGTCATAAAATCTCTCAATACCTTGAAAGAGGATTTTTTCGAACATCTTATCATAGTCAATCTTAAAGACATCATTAAACTCATTAGGGTAGTCGTACTTAAAGCCAATACTCTCTAAGCCGTATTTATTAGGTTTTTCCAAGTACATATATCTTACTTTATCTCCCGAACCAAGAGACTCATACTTGTTTCCAGTTTGAAGTTTTTCTAGAAGCAAATTATAGAAGTATGCCGACTTAACATGAATAGGCATACTCTTTACAGTAGTAAACTCATTACACGATACCGCGTATTTTTCATATCCTTTAACACCCATTACAAAAGCCAACTCTTCCGGTTTAAGCTCTTTAAAGATATCATAAGTTTCGTTAAGTATTTTATTAGTTTCAGATAATGACTGCGTACTTAACATAGTTTCAATTATCTTTTTAGCATAAGGCTTAATTGCATTAGGCATAGTAGTTCGAACTACCTCAACGCCTGTATACTTAAATTTATTTTCCTTAATACCTTCATCATCGAGAATATGCATTACATATCTTTTCTTCTGCAAGAAAACACCTACATCAGCAATACACTCTCGCTTGAATACAAATCGACTATCTTTAGATAGTAGAGATTTCTTTGCCCATTGATGAACGCCATCGTTTAAGTAGTCTTCAATCTCTTGAATCTTGTCGTGTGTATCTTGATGTACGTCATTTCCATCTAAAAAATTTAAGCCCTTATTAACAAGAGGTGTAATAGAAACATAGGAAGAATCCGTATCGTTATATACAATACAACCTTCAAGCTCTCTATCAGAGATATCAGGAATTTCTTTTTTGATAAATTCCTTAATAAGCTCATTTGAATATTTAATAACTGCTTGCCCGGTTAGCGTGACCGAAGATGCAATATCGTCGTCACCAATAGGAGCATTCTTATTACCCATATACCCATAACACGAGTTAATAAGAATCTTTATAACCATCTGCGAAGTATTAAGTCTTTCCACTTCGTATTTAGCTTCAATATATTCAGGGGTATTTTTGTTAAGTTTCTTGAGTTTAGTCTTAGCTTTAAAAAGGTCCTTTTTAATCTTTACTCGTTGATTGTAATAATACTCTAGAAACTCCGGAATTATTCCTTTCTTCTTTTGTGTAAAAAGGAACCCAGCTTTCGAAAGAGCACATTCTTCATCTTTAAGGAACTTTGCAAATGCCGGTCGATCTAACTCAAATAATTTTCCACTAACATGCTGTATAACTACTTTTTTATCAGTAGTCTTTTCAACTTTACCTACTTTTGTTTCCGGTGAAGTATTAAGCGATATCATCACATTAGGATATAGCGAGTTAGCGTCAAATGATACTATATGATTCTTAAAACCATTCTTAGGTTCGGCTACATAAGCACCAGGATTCTTACCAGTGTCAGCATTTCGTAAAAACGTTGCAATAACTTCACCTCGTTTTCTAGCTTTAATACATAACGCACCATTAATAACCCCGATAGTTCCCATTGCACCCTCTAACGTAGTTAAACCTACATAAGATAGCTTACGCAATAAAGGAACATATTGTAATTTTTCTTCTAATCTTACAAGTAAGTTAACGTCTTGAATATTATAGTCAATAAACGTATTCCAATCTTCATCAGATAAAGTTGCAAGGTTAGTATCACCGTAATCTATCTTTCGCTGACCTAACTCAACTTCACCAATAGCATCTAGTTTATAAGACTCTCTAAGCTTCAAACAAAAACGCTTATACACATCAAGATAATCTAAACAAGCGATACCATCAATATAGTAACGTTTTTGTTCTTTACCGAATTTACCTTTGATAGCTCTAAAATGTACTCTACCTAATGGAGATAACCGATTAACATATTCTTGACCGAGTATATGTTCAATTCTATTTATGATATAAGGTATATCAAAAAACTCAGAGTTCCATCCACTCAAAATATCAGGGTAATCACTTTCCAAATATTCAATAAATCTTATAAACATTTCTCGTTCATCTTGACAATGAACGTAATTTAGATTATCTTCACCTTTACCAGTATAAGGTTTAATTCCAAACGTATGAAACTTCTTACTAAAGTTATCATAGCAAGTAATAACATTTACTACATGAGTAGGATTTTCAGGATCAGGAAAAGAGTCCGGAGAGTAAGTCTCAATATCAAGTAAGCATGTTTTTAAAGGGTGAGTACTAAATTCCTTTTCTTCGTTTTGCTCCCAATACAAATCAAGTAAAAATTGCTGAGCAGGAGGCATATTTTCAAATACCCTCTTAACATTTGACTCTCTTACAAACCGTGATCTATCGTAGCTAGTATTAAACTTACGCTTTCTGACTTTAGTACCGTAAATAGACGTTTTATCACCACCATTATTTTCTAGATACAAATAAGGTTCAAAGGAACATTCATGCATTACTCGCTTACCATCAGTATCCCAGGTAAACAAATTTACGCATCGGTTTCTACCGTTATAAACTACATTACGATATGACATCTACTATATTATAGTATATAGTAGTTCCTAATTCCATCTCTTAAGTTTGTCTCTTTCACTACTACCCCAAGGAGTGTTTAGGCTTTCTAGATAAGCTCCTATATTATCATCCTTTTCTAGAATTCTTTTCTCACCAATAGCTCTTAGTTTACGAATATTACCAAAATATGAAGCTTTATTTTTGAAAGCGAGTATAGAGTTAATTTTTGATTCAAATTCTTCTACAGTAGAGAACTTTAAGTTATCAGGTGCTGTATTGTATGTTTCCATATTCTGACATAAACATGGTATACCTAATGTACATGCTTCAATAAATTTAATGTCTGACTTAGCTCTGTTAAAATCATTTACTTGAAGAGGTGCAACCATAAGTTGTGCATTTAAGCTTTCAATAAGATATGGATACTTAATTAAACTTTGCCAGGGGTAAAATTCTATTTCTCTTTGTTGAACTAAATCTAATAACTGAGGAGGAAATGCACCAACAAATACCCATTGATATTTTTTAACTGTCTTACGAATAAAGTCTCTTACTTCAGACATATCATCTTTACCCCCTGTCTTATTATCAACATCATAATGAGCTCCAGAACCTGTATATAAAATACGAGGTCGATTTTTATTCTTTTTAAACTCTCGTTCTACTTTACGTGGGTTGTATAAATGGCCCATCCAAAAATTTGGAACAAAGTTCGGTATAACCGTAATTTTTTCTTGTCCAGTCTTTTCAGTATATAACCGTTTCATGAATTCACATGTTACTGTTACCTCGTCTACTAAATTAATAATATCAACGCAATTTTGTCTTACCTCTTCAGTATCAAATGCAAATTTAAATTTATTGTAATCGGGAATGACTTCTTTAAAAACGACGTCATCGACTTCATAAATGATTTTAAAATCATGATCGTTTTGCAATCTCTTAAGATACTTAATAAATTCCTTTTGTTGAGAAGACGCTTGTCTTTGAACTTTAACTGTTTTGATTCCTTGATACCACCTAGGGTCCGTAACCATTGCTGTAGTAGATTGTGACATACCGTCACCACGAGAATTAATAACTGATTCAGGCCATAGTATTCTCCAATGACCACACCCAGAATAATCAGCTAAGTAGTTTACATACCGCGGTAAGTGCGCTTCTTTAGGTCTAAGATCTTCTTTTGGTTTTTGTGGAATGGGTTTAGGTACCCCTGGTAAGCCTACTATAGGTGACCCATAAGGTTGCGGATATGGAGAAGCGCCAATCATATATTATATAGTTTAAAGTTCAGTATAATCTACCCTACGTGTAATACCGTTTTCTTTTTCCAAATATATAACATCACCAGTAACTGCTTTGATAGATTCTTTACGATGTGAAATTACTATTGAGCATTCATCCAACTCTTCAACTCTATCTTGTAATATATGAGTTATAAGCTCTATACCCTTTTCATCAAATGAGGAGTCAAACAGTTCGTCGTAGATTGCAATATTATATTGAACACCACCTTGTAATCGACGTATATCAGAGAATGTAAACAGACATGCCAGATCAATCGACTTACGTTCAGCACCGGAAAAATTAAAATACGAACATACTTTATTTTTTTCGTTAAGTATCTCTTCTTCAAAGTACTCGTTAAATATACAAATAGAGTTTGAATCTAATCTCTTAAGATAATGTAGCAGTTTACTATTTAGAAGTTCCAAAAGTTTATTTACAATATATGACTTAACGCCTTCTTCTGATACAATATACTTTACAATGTCGAGCTTAGCTAATTCTTCTCTATGCTCTTTAACTTTCTTAGCTAACTTATTGACGCGTGACTTAGTTTCAATAATTAGTTGATCAAAATCTGTATCTGTTGACTCAATAGCCTCTAAGTCACCTTTTAACTCTTCTTGCCACTTATCCAACTGCTCTATTCTTTGTTCAATGTTCTTCTTGTTTTGTTCTTGTAGTCTAGCTTCTGATATTTTATTTTGACACTGACTAATTGCTTTTAAAAATCTATCTTTCTTTGCTCTTAGTTCCTTTAACCCATCAGAATAGTTTTTGATGTCTTCAACAGCTTCATGAATCATTTCTTTAAGCTTTTCTTTCTCTTTAGCTATGAGATCACTATCATGATCTTCCATAGACCTAAGACAGACAGGACATTTTTCTTCATCTGTACCCATCTTTTTATATGTTTCCTTTCTTGTTGCAGCTAAAGCTTTATTACGAGCAACAGCCTCTAAATTAGTTTCAATTCTTAAGTCTTGATCTTGAGCTGCTTCTTCAAGAGCAGATATTTGTGTTTTGATCTTTTCTACATTTATTTCCTCAACTTGATCTAACTCGCTTTCGAGTTTTTCTTTCTCTTCGGTATTATCTTTTTGACGACCAAGGTATTTTTCTTTCTTGTCCTTTCTCGTTTGCAAGATACGCTGTTTTTGGTCTTCATAATTTTTATAGGCTTTTTCAATCTCTTCTAATTTAGTTAACTGCGTATCATGCTCCTTAGATATCTCATTATATTCAGTACGTAATGCTGTTAACATAGTACTAAAAATTTCCATACCAAAAATATCTTCAATAAACTTTCGTTTTTCAATTTTATTTTTAGCCATAAATGGAACTGCATTATTAACTGTCATAATAACACAGTTTTGAAAGATTGATGGAGAAGCGCTTAATACGCTATTGATGTATGCTGTAGTATTCTTGATACTATCCCGTGTTCTATCAACACCGTCCTTAAAAATAGTTACCTTAGACGGAGATAAAGTTCGTATAATTTTATATTGATTGACACCCTTAGTTGAATCTAGTTCAAAGTCTAATTCAATATGAGTTTTACCGTTAGTTAGGTTATTAGGTATAAGATCCTTCTTTAACTCTCTTAACGTTTCACCAAAAATAGCAAAATAAATAGCATCAGCAATAGTACTCTTACCTATAGCATTACGTCTATCGGGCTTATCTTTATTCTTACCGGTAATAACATGAAGACCTTTACTAAACTCTACTGTTACAGGCTTTTCACCAACTGATAAAAAATTTACTATACTAATCTTTTTAAAGTTTACTTTTTTCATATAAACCAAGCGTGTAGTCTATTATCTCCTTTTTATTCTTAATTTCAAGTAGGTTGACGAACTCTTCTATAGCTTGCGGTATATCAATACCTGATAGATCTTCCTTATTATCTGTATCATCAATTAACCGATTAAAATTTATATCATAGTCAACTGTTAATACCTCTGGCTTGAGCATAGTTAACTTCTTTAAAAGAATATCCATATCAGCTTGAGATATATTTCTATCAACCTTTAGTTTAGTTATATTTCCAGCAAACATATTAACAATATTTTTTGTAATAGTCTTTTCGCGAACTAATTCACTCAACGATACTTTCATATAGTTAGGTGATATGTTATTAGGTGTAAACTCGTATTCTAAAGTATCTAAATCTAATACGTAATAACCTTTTTGATTATCTGCATCACCAAAATCCATTTGAAAGGGGTTACCAACATACAATATCGTTCCTTTACCAAACTTCTTTTCATGTCTTGTATGAAAATGCCCTGATACAACTAACGGACTCTTCTTCAATAAATCCTTTACCTTGAGTCCTTCTTCACAAACCTTATAAGAATTCATCTTGAACGTTTCAATCTCAAAATGGCCAAAGACTATATCACTTTCAGGTATATCTTTAACGTTTGTGTTCCAAGGACAGAAGGTTATGGTACGATCAAAAGCTTCAATCGTATCGAACTTGTCTAAAATAGTAACATTTTTACGCTTCTTGAAAATAGATAGTGAATTAACATCTGTTCTATGTTTATAGTAAATATCATGGTTACCAGTGATCGCAATAATATTAAAATCACTTAGTATATCCAATATATCTGCAGATACCTGTAACGTATTAACAGAGATTTCACTTCTATTATGGTGCCAATCACCACAAAAGATTAAATCTTTAATATTTTTTCGTTTACACTCTTCTTTAAACCAGTGAGCCCATTCTACGGCATAATTATGCCATTCTGAACTGTTAGAATGTACTCCTAGATGAAGATCTGAAAAAATACCAATTCTGGGTTTATTGATCTTCAAAAGAATTTTCTTCGTCAGGGGGTTTTACATATACATGACCATGAGTATTTTCAGGATTGGTCATAAAATCTTCGTATACTCTTTCTTTATACTTTGTTACTGCTTCATGATGCTTTTTTTCTTTCTTTATTCTGTTAATAAATGCATGATAAGCTATAGTAGTAAAATAAGAAAAAGGATTAGTAGCTTTTTCGAAGTTAAACTTTTTATGCTTTAAAGCAGAGTACATTTTAATAAGAGCGTCTCCAATCATATCGTCTTTATATGTGTAATTGATAAACGATGCATTATAACTTAGACCATAAGCAATTTTTTTAATATTTTCTGCTAAATCATCTGTTAATATATCACTTTCATAATACTTTTGCAAAGACTCTTTAAAGACTTTAGGTTCAATATAGTATGGTTTTTTTTCTTTTCCGGCCATTTGTTTAATTATAATGTATAATTTTTATTTTTCAACGATGTTAGTTTCTGTATACTTTATCTTCTCAGCATCGTATATTTCTTTACGTTTTTCACAATGTCTTATACCATATCTTAACTGATCGCATATATCAAATATAATAAGCTTGTTTTTTGAGGTATGTTTACGTAATCCACGTCCTACTGACTGAACTGTACGAATAAACGACTTTCCTCCTGCAGCAAATATAATATTATGTAGATTCTTGATGTTAACCCCAGTAGAAAAGATAGAACTCATTGCTACACATATAACATTATTATCCTTCTCCATTATTCTCTTTATATCTTCACGGGTCTCTACTTCTACCTCACCTCTAATAAAGTAAATTTGTTTATTTTCGCATTGAGTAAGATATTCGGAAAGATTTACCCCTTGAGCTATATGATTAACAAGTATAAGGGTGTTATTCTCTAATTTATCGCATAATTTAGTTAAAAACGTGTTACGAAAATGACTTTCATATATAAAATCTAACTCTTCTTTGTAGGCATTATCAGAAAGATACCTTGGAGGTGTATTATACTCAAGATTTAACACCTTTACATTAACATTTGCTAAATAATCTTCTAATCTAAGTTCATAACTCGACTTCTCATATATAACAGGTCCTAATTTACCTATAATTGACCATTTATCTAAGTTATTCTCCGGAAGAGTACCTGTAAACCCATATTTGTTATGTGTAGTTATCTTAGATACAATTTTACTGATCTTATTTGATGATTTAATCTTATGACACTCATCTACTATAAGTAAATCAATGTATTTTAACCAATCACTAGTTTCAAACTGGCTTTGAACTATTCCTATATTACAAATAACAACATTTGCAGTTAGATCTGGTTTAGTTTTACCAGTCCATTTAGTAAGTTTAAAGGTTGTACCACAACTTATAAACTCATCATACGTTTGAGTTACTAGCCCAAGGTCAGGTACTAGTACGACACACTTAAAAGTATCTTTATCTGGGCAAGATTGAAAGTAATTTTCAATTAAAGCAGCAGTTGTTAGGGTTTTTCCAGCGCCTGTACCTAAAACACATGTACCTCTACCTAGTTTTAAAGCTCTTTTAATTACATCTTCCTGATATTCACGTAATGTAAGTGTAAAGTCTTTATATAGCTCTATATCTTTACCTACTTTTAATACTTTTTGTAGTTTATCTGTTATTTCAACATCAATTTTGATCTGATTGTTAATCAAGTATTGTCTAATCTCCCAATATAGCCCGACTTCACAAGCTCCTGTACCAGTTATAGCGTATTTACGTCGTGCAGCAAAGCGACCTCTATATCTTGCAAACCGAGCTCCATCGTTCTCGACACTAAAATGCTCTCTTAACCTATCAAATAGGTCTTTATCATCAGTTTTAAGCTGAATTTTTCTTTTACCGGGGCTATAATCAAACGTAAGCATTAAAGTTGCTCCATTTTATTAATATCTATGATGTTTTTTATCTCCCAGTGCATTTGCCCCATGATCTTTTCTACTTTTTCAAGATATTCAATAATAGAATCTTGTTCATTTATAGAATCATTCAAGTTACTTATAGAATCATGGCGTTCAGCAGCAGATTCAGCAGCAGATTGACTTATTCGAACTGGAGAATCAGATATTACCTTTTTAACTACCTCTTTTTTAAGTTTTTTCTTTTCTTTATAAAGAGTACTACGTTTAATTTTTGCTTCTATTAAACGAGCCACCCAGAAGTGCTTACGTGCAGGTAATCTCATTTGTGATTCTTTGATATTAAAGTCATCTAATTGAAGATCTTTAGTAATTTCTTCAATATACTTTTTTAGCAATTCCATCTATATATTATAAATACTAATGTATGGAATCAACCGGTAAATTTGAGAAGAGATTTTTTAAAATGCTTGAAGAAATGAATACATCAGGTGCTGATGGGTCGTTTGGCGATGGGCCCACATTACATACTGTATATGGTCCTAATGCTGCAGCACAAAATATTAGTTCTGGTGATACGTATGCAAATAATGATGCAAGAGTTTTTACGCCTACAGGTAAAGTGCAAACGCGTAAAGGTACTACGGGTAAAAAGAAAAATAAGGAAAAGACAAAAGGGGTAAATTTTGCTACTGGAGAAGAAAACGAGGAAGGCTTACCAGAAGAGGATGCTGAAAAGAAAAAGAAGGCTGATAGATGTAAGCGTAGAGCAGATTCAGTTTATGGTAAAAAAACTTCAGCTTATAAATCAGGTGCTATAGTGAGATGTAGACAAGGTAAAATTTGGAAGAAGAAAAAATGAGTAAATTTGAACAAGCTTTAGAATCTTATTTAGAAGAAGCCAGTGATTCATTACGTCAGTGGTTTAAAAGAGGTGGCACTGATCCTAAGACTGGTAAAAAGTTTAAAGGGTGGGTAAATTGCAAAACTGGCGGTCCTTGTGGTCGTAAATCGAAGAAGTCTGGTGGTAGTTACCCGGCTTGTCGACCGACTAAAGCGGCTTGCAAGAGTATCAAGGGTAAGATGTATAAAAAGAAGGGACCGAAGCGTGTTAACTGGAAAAAGAAAAAGAAAAAGAGTGAAAATGCTGAAGATGTACATAAGCCTGTTAAGCCTGGCATCCTAAAGAAGAGATTAGGTAAGTTATCTTGTAGTAAGGTAAGAGGAGCGAAAAGTAAACTTAAAAATAAAGGTACTCATTACGCAAAAGCACTACAACGCTATTTAAATTATCATTGTTAGTATAAATATTGTTATGAAGTTTGACGATCTTGTAGAACAAATTTTAGAGGCCAAAGAAGCTCCTAAGGGTAAACACTATGACTCAGCCGGGCGTTTGAGAAAAGGAGATGCGGATTCAGATGGCCGGGGAGGACCAAAATATAGATCAGATCCTACTTATAATAACCCGAATGATCCGGACGATGAAGAAATTCCTGCTGAAGATGCTGAAAAAGTCGATAAAGATCGTATGAAGTGTAACAGTCCTCGTCGTACTTCAGGTGGTTCTAAGAAATTCGTTGTTAAAGCTTGTAAAGATGGTAAAGAAAAGATTGTTCGCTTTGGAGATCCCAATATGAA